AACTTGATATTGATTGGAAAGAACAAGATTTTCAAAAATACAATGTAAGAGCAGTATTTTACTCAGCTACAGATGCTGGTTTCCCAACAACAGCTGGTACTGCTATATCAAGCTTAGTAAGATCAAAAACTGGTAGTGGAACTAGTACATTACAAGCTAATGAAAGTATCCTAGTATTTATTGGATCTGGTGTTGCATCTACGCATGTAAAGAATGGAATATATAGACCAGTATACACAAATATTGGTAGCGTGTATTTTGCTCCCCATGAAGATTTTTATTTCAACACAAGATTTGCTTCTAATACAGACTACAAAACTTTAGCATCTCCGTACGAAAGACCAACACAAGTTAATATCAATTATGGATATGTTGCAGCTGGTTCTACATTTAGTTATGACAGAACCTATATGCAAGCTGAAGTTGGAGTAAGAGCTGGGTTAACTGGCACATCATACATCTCAAGTGATCTCGAGACAGTGTTGAATGCTGGTACAGAAACTTATACTGCAGACAGTGAAGTAAGACTTTCTTCTGATTTCCTAAACTTGAGCAGATTTCCTAAGATCGCTCCTATCCAACATGTACTTGAAGCTAATACTACTCTAGATACTGTGAGTGGAGATATTGTTGTTGTTAAACGAAATGGCACACAGCTTTACAGTACAGTAACTGGTGATTTAAATAATTATTATTACACCCTTGGAGATAGAGTTTACTATTACTCATCTACTGAAGATTTATATAATAGCTCAGTTAGAAAATCAACAAGTGGTGTATATCAAATAGTTCATGTTGATAATAATTTCAACTACTATTTAAGAAAAGTAAAATACAATTCAGTTAATGGATATCTTGATTTTGCTAAAAGATTAGTTGGATATTCTGCTACAGGATCTACAATTTATTTAGCTAGACCAGAAACTCCAACTACCAACTTTACATGGGATAAAAATCAATATCCAGATGCTTTAGCAGATGTTTATGTTGTCTCTACTGGGGGAACAATTATCTCCAGAGCATTAAATACTGATTTTACTATTGATGCAAAAAATGGTTTGTTGTCTATTTCTGGATCAGGATGGACTGGTACACTTTATATGTATCTATACTCAGATACATCAATACCAAAATACAATGAAGACGCTAAACAATTATTTAATAGATACTACTATACACCTCAATCTTTAGTTTATAGAAACAATCTATTTACAACCACTGCAAAACTTTCAGCAAACTTAGTTGAAGATGGAGCATATTTCCAAGTTGTCAATAGTGCTGGAACTTCTACTACTACAGAAAAGAAATTCAATAGAGACAGAAGCTCTTGGATCAAATCTTATTCTGCTAATAAAAATTACAGCTCATATATTCACAACATATTTGAATCTTCATCAAACACAGAATATTTCTTTACACAAAGATTATCCACAGATGGATACTATGTCAAATCTGGGTCAGGAAATACATCGTTATTCACAGATGTAGCAGCAGATCCAGTTACAAGAAATACTCTAGGATTGTATACTGGTTCGCTTTATTTGCAAAAGATTACTAACTCTGGTACTGCTGCTACACTAGATAACAGTTGGTACAGTGGAATAGCTTTTTCAACAGATAGCAATGTATTAGTCTTAACAAATAAACCTACAACTTCATACTCAGATAAATTTATTGATAGCGGATATCAATCATCTTATTACAGCGATAAAAATTCACTAGTTGTTCATGATAAGACAGGCAAAAGAGATCAAAAAATATATAAATTTGTAAGATCAGAATATGCAACTGTTGGATTAGCTGGAACTTCTGTATTTGCTGGAAACAATTTCAGTGCAGTATACGCAAGTGTACAAAACTCAGCTGGTTATGGTACTTTTTGCTTGTACTTTGATCCCGCAAGCGTAACAAAATCAACTTCATCAAGATCTTGGATAGATATTTCCGCAAGAACTATCTATAATGCTTCTGCTGGATCTACAGGTAATATTTCAGATCCAGGTGATATATCTTATGAAGGAGTATTGACACCATTTACTTTCATCCCGGAAAGTTCAGGAATTGCTAACACAGCAATCATTGATGGATATACTGTTCAATTTGGTGATCAGATACTACTTAAGAACCAGTCAGATACAACCAAAAATGGTATATATACTGCAGTTCAAAACTATACATGGACCATTGAAAGAGCTCCTGATTTAAATGCAACCAATGAGCTTTATGAACTTGGAAGAGTTTTGTATGATGGGAGAACTTTTGAACTCAATCTTCCTGAAGACAACAGTGCATATAATTTGGGATCTTCAGCTCTCAACACCCCATTATTCTGGAAGCAAATTGGTGCAGAATACACTATAGATGTTGTTGGTGTTTCAACTTCAAACTATTCTGGATTTACATCTATATCAGACACAATCAATGGTATTGGTGTATCTGATGGAGACAAAGTATTATTTTTAGGACAAACTTCTGAAGCTGAAAGATATGTTGCTAGAGTTAAACAAATATCACAACCTAATCTTATAAGAGTTGGAACAGGAAGTAGCACAACGCAATTTTCAATTGCAAGCTTATATGTCAAAGATGCAAACACAAATAGTTTTTATGAGACATATTTTAATCCTTCAAGCACTACTGTCGGTTCTCATAATGTAGAGTTTTTCAAGCAAAATTATCTTTCAAACTACACAGCATGTTCTTTTGCTTCTACTCAAAATCAATCATTAGGTCTAACTGTCAACATTTCTAATGTTCAAATTGGTGACAGAATTTTACTTAAAGATCAATCTGACAACAAACAAAATGGTATTTATTTTGTTGATGAAAGTGCAATATTTTATCTTACTAGACATAGTGACTTAATTTCAGATGATCAAATTTCACTAACCAAAAAAGTAAATGTATTAGGTGGCAATACTTCATCAGGATATTATGGATTAGTATATGATGAAACTATTGCATCTCCTGGTATAGGTGTAACTCCTATTTATTTTGCAAAAGTGAATAGCAGCCCATTCTTGAGTGATGTAGTTGCTGCATCTACTACAAACATTGTTCTTACAAACCCACCATCAACATTAGACGGTGTGATACTAGAAAAATTCGACCGTATTTTACTCAAGAACCAAGGAGACAAAACACAAAATGGTGTTTATTATGTAGCAAGCATTGGATCATCAAATGTTTGGTCTAGAACTACAGATTTAGATACTAGTGTAGAAATCAAACCACAAATAACAGTCAGAATAAGTGGGGGTAATACTTATTCTGAAGAAAACTTTAGAATAAAATTACCTTTACCAGCAACTTTGTCAAATACAGTATTGACAGAGTATACATTAGGAACAACTAATATTGATTGGGTAAGCACTACAACAGAAGCTTATGACAGTTCTCCTGATACATGGCAAAGTTTAAAAGCAGGTTATTCAAATGCCATTAATATTGGTAATGCGAAGCTAGGTATTGAACAAACATCAAGAAGTAAGATATTTGGTATAGCTGTAAAAACACCGTCTCCTACACTTCTTGCAACAAACAATATCACAACAAATGGTCAAGTACGAAATCTAAGATTTAAAGTTGAATACAAAACAGTAAAAGATTAGTAAAGGTAAAAGCATTTCGTATTTGAAAAAATATATTAACAATTTATCAAGAGAGATAAAATATGCAAAATCTAGAAGCTCAACTTCACACACTATTGGAAGAAATTGCTCCCGAAGCACATAACTACGATGAAACAGCTAAAATCATAGCCACTGCCTCAGCAATTATTAATAAAAAATATAACTCCAGAAAATTAACAAAAACAAGCTCAAGGCAAGTTGAAGCATTCTTGACTGATGCATTGTTGCAGTCAATGAGTGTTCTAGAAACCTGGGAAGATGATTTTTCATATGGATATGTTGATGGCAGAGGATTATCTGCTTCTCAATTGATCAATAGAGTTGCAACAACTGCTAAATCAAACTGGGGTAACATGCCTATTATTAATCCAGAAGGATTAAAAGAAGCACTTGAATTTGATGAAGATGAAGAAGGCTTTTCTGAAGTTACATTTGAAAATGCAGAACAAACTCCTGATGTATTTAAAACTCCTGGAAGAGGAACCCATAAGACTGATTCATTGAGTGGTCATTCAAGATAATGTCTAAGTTTACAAAAATAGCTGCACCTCCTCCACCTTTACCACCACCAGGTTTAGGTGCACCTATGGCTCCAATGCCACCTATGCCTCCAATGCCAGGTCTTCCAGGCATGCCTCCACCTCCAGGAGCTACACCAAATTCAAACCAAAAAGCAATTAGAGAACCATTATCAAACTTGGGTCTTATACTTGCTGATGCTGAAATTGAAAAAATGCTCATGGAAGAAATGCAATTTGACGAAAGAGAAATTGCAAATAAAATTTGGAAAATGTATGGTGGAAATGATGAAGGTAGTGTTGAAGATGGTCATGTCGGTAAAAGAAAAGATGAGAAAGAAATTACTGACGAAGAGATCAACAATACAGAAGATACAAGATGGGAAAGACTACCATTTGGACAAGATCTTTTAGACTTAGAAATTCAACTCGAAGATATGGCAAATGCAGTAAAGTATCTTTCCTTTGGTTTTTCTAAAAATAAATCTAAAGAACAGGGCGGTGGAGCTCCTGGTGGTATGCCAATGGCTTCATTGAAACTCGAGAACATGGTAAAATTAGCCCGTAATTTGGATTTTTATGGTTTGTATAGTGTAGCTGACCGTATCCTATAAAATAATTGACAAAAACCCTTGTTTTGGGTATAATGCTGTGGTATTAATATCACAGCATTTTTTTATGCCTAAGGACAAAATTATGGCCAATCAGTACAATGAAGATTCCATTCAAATATTGGAAAGTCAGGAAGCAGTACGTACTCGTCCTGCAATGTATATAGGTGATACAGGTAAGAAAGGTCTTCATCACCTTGTTTGGGAGATTTTAGATAATTCAGTTGATGAGCATATGGCTGGGCATTGTTCAAAGATTGATGTCATTATTTCAAAAGACAATCGTACACTTACTGTCATTGATAATGGTCGTGGTATTCCTGTAGCTGTCAAACAAGAAGATCCAAAGAAGCGTTCTACTCTTGAAATTGTATTGACTGAACTCCATGCTGGTGGAAAGTTTGGTGATGATGGTTCTGGTTATGAAGCATCAGGTGGTTTGCATGGTGTTGGTGCATCTTGTGTAAACTTTCTTTCAATAAATCTTGATGTCGAAGTTTATCGAGATAAGAAAAAATACCAATTATCTTTTGAGCGTGGTATTCCAGTTGCTCCAGTCAAAGAAGTAGGAACATCAAATGCTACTGGAACAAAAATCTCTTTTACTCCTGATTATAATATTTTTGGTCAGTTTGCAGTTGAAGATGCTTTTCGTGAAGTTTTAGTTGATGATTTTGAAATTGATGAAGTGTTTGCTGAATGCTCTGGCAAGTGGCGTAAAGCTTTAATCAATGGAGAAGTAAATGGCATTACTTTCTATGATACGTTCAAGTCAACAAATCTAAGTGAACAACTTTTGTATACAATTTACAAGATTTGGAATAAGAGATCGAATGACAATATTCAATTTGATGAGACAAATTTAATTCGTCGTCTAAAAGAAACTGCTTATCTTAATGGTGGACTTAAGATTGTTTACAAAAATGAGCATACTGGAACCAAAGAAGATTTTTACTTTGAAGGTGGAATTGCTGATTACGTAAGTTATCTTGCATCTACTCGTTCAAACCCATATCCTTCAAAACCATTTTACTTTGAAAATAAATCAGGCAAAGTAAATGTACAAGTTGCTTTTCAATATGCCGAAGATGATGATGAAACTATCTATGCATTTGCAAATAACATTAATACTGCTGATGGTGGTACTCATCTAAGTGGTTTCAAGACATCTATCACAAGAGTAGTCAATCAGTTCTCGCGTTCATTGGGTGTTATCAAGGAAAAAGAACCTAATTTAACTGGTGAAGATATCCGTGAAGGTGTCGTTGCTATCATTTCAGTTCGTCTTCCACAACCACAGTTTGAGGGTCAAACTAAGGGAAAACTTGGTTCACCTGAAGTAGAAGGTGTTGTTAACAGACTTTTCTCTGAAGCATTAAATGAGTATTTTGAAAAAAATCCATCTATTTTAAAGATGATTGCTGAACGTGCTTTACGTGCTGCCAGAGCTAGAGCTGCTGCAAAGAAAGCATCTGAATCTATCAAGCGTCAAGGGTTTTTGGGTAAATCTGGTTCTCTTCCAGGTAAGTTATCCGACTGTGATACTGAAGATGTTGCTATTTCTGAATTATTCTTAGTCGAGGGTGATTCAGCTGCAGGATCTTCAAAGGGTGGACGAAACCCAATCACACAAGCAATTCTTCCTATTCGCGGAAAAATCATCAATCCAGAAAAGAATGAGCTTGCAAAACTTCTTGCAAATGAAGAAGTTTCAGCATTGATTTCTGCCATTGGAACTGGAATTCGTGATGAATTCAAGATTGAAGATTTGCGTTATGGCAAGATTATCATTATGACTGACGCTGATGATGATGGTGCTCATATTGCAGCTCTTCTCATGACATTCTTCTATCGTTTTATGCGTCCACTTGTTTTGAAGGGTCATCTTTACCTAGCAAAACCACCTCTGTATCGTGTGACTGTTAAGAATGTTCATAATTATATTCACACAGAAGAAGAGCTTAATTCCTATCGTGCTAAGTATGGTGATAAAATTGATGTGACACGATTTAAGGGGTTGGGTGAGATGGACGCAGATGAACTTGGACACACAACAATGGAAATTGGCACACGTCAAATAATCAAAATTGGTGTCGATGATGCTGAAGAAGCTTCAAATATGCTTTCAGTATTAATGGGTAGTGAAGTTGGTCCACGTAAGGCTCACATTATAAAGAAGTCTTTTGAACGTAGTAAGGAAATTGAAAACTAATGGCTAAAAACCTCAGAGTTAAGAATGTTGCAGAAGCATCAGACTTAGTTGACACAATTCTCGAAAAGAACTTTGTAGATCTCATTGACGAGCGGTTTACAAATTATGCTTTTGCAGTTATGGAAGATCGTGCATTACCTGATGCTCGTGATGGCATGAAACCATCTCAACGTCGAACATTGGTTGCTATGGATGATCTCAAGCTTCGTGCATCAGGTAAAACCAAGAAATGTGCAAAAATTTGTGGTGATGTCTCTGGAAACTACCATCCACACGGTGAAGCAGTTGTTTACCCAACTCTTGTTCGTATGGCTCAAACATGGTCATTACGTTACCCATTAATCACTCCGCAGGGGAACTTTGGTTCCCCTGCTCCTGAAGATAAACCAGCAGCTATGCGTTACACAGAAGCAAAGCTTTCTTCATTTGGTGATTTGATGGTGAATGAACTGTCTGATCAGGTAGTACGATATCAATCAAACTATAACGATGAACTAATGGAACCGACAGTTCTTCCTTCACTCTTCCCAAACTTGATTGTTAATGGATGTAGCGGAATTGCTGTTGGATGGGCAACAAACATGGCACCTCACAATTTACGTGAAGTTGCCAAGTTGATTGATGCTTATATCAAAAATCCTGAAATCACAAATGATGAAGCACTTCAAATTGTTCCAGGTCCAGACTTTCCAATTCGATGTAAAGTTTTAGGTTTGGATGGTATTCGTTCATATTTTACAAATGGACGTGGAACTGTTCAACTTGAAGGTTACTACGACATTGTTCAAGAGCGTAATCAGGAAATTATCAAGGTAAGTGAATTGCCATATGGTAGTAGTGCTGAAAGCTTTTGTCGTGAAATTAAAGAACTTGTTGAAAGTAAGAAAATTGAGGGTATTACTGGTCTCAAGAACCTTACAAGTAAGAAGGGTATGGATGTTCGTATCTGGCTTCACAAGAGTGCTAGTTCACAAGTTGTTTTGAATCAACTTCTCAAGCGCACATCTCTTCGTACAAGTTTCTCTGTCAACTCAACTGTTCTTTTAGATGGCAAAAAAGTTGTTGAGAATGTTTCTATTCTTCAACTAGTAAAGGCATTTGTAGATCATCGTAAAGAAGTTCTAACAAATAAATTTACTGCAGAACATGCAAAGAACAGTTCACGCATTCATATTCTAGAGGGACTTCTTGGTATTACTGACAAGATTGATGCTGTTATCAAACTAGTACGTAATGCTGACAACAAGGAAGATGCATCAAGAGAACTTATTGCTCAAGGGTTTGTATCTTCACAAGAGCAAGCAGATGCAGTGCTTCGTATTACTCTTGGAAATCTTACTAAACTTGACACTCGTGCTTTGCAAGATGAGTTTGATAAGTTGACCAAACGAAATGAATGGTTGGCTGCTCAACTTGCTTCTGAAAAGAAAATGCTTGCACTTATTTCCAAAGAACAACTTGAACTTGCTGAAAAGTTTGGTGATGATCGACGTTCTGAAATCCTTGCTCTTGAAGATGAAATTTCGTATGAAGATCTGATTCAAGAAGAAGATATTATCGTCTCTCTTACAAAAGATGGATACATCAAGCGTGTTCCTCTTGACACATTTAGAACCCAAAACCGTGGAGGCAAGGGTGTAATTGGTGTCAAGTCTCGTGAAGAAGATGAAGCTTCTGATATCTTTAGTGGAACAACTCATGACTTGTTCTTGTTCTTTACAAATCAGGGTAATTTGCTCAAGAAGAAGGGTTATGAAATTCCGTTAGCTTCAAGAACATCAAAGGGAACTCACCTTAATAACCTCTTGAACTTGACTGAAGGAGAAACAGTATCTTCTACAATCACAATGAAATCCTTAGATATAGATGGGTATTTCATCATGGTTACAAACAAGGGTCTGATTAAGCGTTCTGAAATTCGTGAATACAACACAAGTTTACGGAAACGTGGATTGAAAGCAATCACTCTTACTGAAGGTGATAGGCTAAGTTTTGTAATGACAACTGATGGTGATAAAGACGTTATGCTTGTAACTTCTTTAGGTATGGCAGTTCGTTATAATGAAACATTAGTTCGCTGCATTGGAAAGAATGGTCAAGGTAGCAGATCTATGTTACTTAGACCAGAAGACAGTATTGCTGCTGTGTTAGCCATTGATGCTGAATCTGATCCATCTATTCTAGTCATTACTGAATTAGGTAAGGGTAAGAAAACATCTGCATCAGAGTATAGGTCAACTGCTGGAAGATGTGTCAAGGGACAAAGAACTATTAATCAGACAAAGCGTGAGCAAACTGGTAAAATTGTATCAGCTCTTGCAGTTACCGATGTTGATGATATTTTGGTTCTTACTTCTAAAGGCAAGATGATGAGATGTAATCTTGATAGTCTTAGGAATAAATCAAAAGCTACACAAGCGAATAACATTGTTGCTTTAGATGATAATGACACGGTGCAAAGTGCAATCCTAGTACCTCTCAGTCCAGAAAGAGAAGAGACAGAAGAATAAAATTAAAAGCTCAGGCAAGTCCTGAGCTTTTTTTATAAGGAATACACGGTCTAATTGCAGGAAAATAACATCTATGACAAATGGAAAAATTGTAAGTTATATACAAAAACCATATAGCATTGATGTTTATGTAACAAAAGAAGAAAACATTTCTAGTAAATATCTTTTATCAGCATCTATTAATAAAATGTTCAATATTGTTTCCGATATAACAGTAGAAAATAGTCCATTGAAGAAAGCTTATAATTTGCAATCTTACATAATAACTCCATACATACTAACATCAGATATTGTTAGCAATAAGGATAACTAGATGAACAATAGTGAGATATACACAGGAACAACAATAAAAATTTATGCAACTTTAACGGATGAATCTGGTGTTGGTGTAAGTACTACAGGTCTTAAATTTTATATGTATGAGCCTGGAGGAATTGGTTACACTTTTACATTTGGAGTTGGATCAGGATCTGGAAATACACAAAATATTCAAGGTACTGGAACTACCGGAGTATATTATAAATCTTGGACACCTTCAAGAGTTGGTAAACACAAATATACTTGGGAAGCATACAACGGTGTCAACACAACTTACAAAAGCTTCTTTGAAGTAGAAGATTCAAGGTGGTAATGTGGCATTCCCAGGTATTTTGACAAGAGGACAGTTTGCAACAGGGTTACAAACACAAAGTATATGTGTTAACGGT